CCACCGCGCCAGCCGTGCGCCGTGCAGCCTTGTCGTTGGATGCCCAGCACTCAACCATGACCGGCATGACTTGGGGCTGCTGAGCGGCACCTTCGATCGAACGATCTGCGGCTGCCGCAAACGGGGAGCCAAAGGTGAGAATGATGTACGGCATAACGAGTCCGGTGTCCACATACCGGGGCAGCTGCAACTCTTCGGGCAGCGAAGTGTAGACATTGCCGCCGAGGAGGTAGCTAGACAGCCTCAATTCGATCGCGTCTTGTTCTGTGCTTCCGTTGACACTCATGGAACTAGGATACCGTTTTGCCGTCGATTACGGCGCGCATACGTTCCTCAAATTGCTGGCGAGCAAAAGCCGCAGCCTGGGGCAAGGCACGCGCCGCGGGGATGTTGCCTTCGCCGAGGTCTTGATCGCGGAAGTATTCTTCATACTGATCGCCCCACCAGCCGAACACGCCCCACACCACGTCAGAGCTTTCGTCGCGCACTTCGCTGCGAACCGAGTGGACCATGTTGCCGGTCTCGTGACGGCCGGGGAATCGGTCGGCTCCACCGAGCGCCATAGCGCCGCCTTGGGCTCGCTTGCGGCCGGTTTTGGTTGTGGCGGCCTCAAGGTTGTTTACGGTCTCTTCTGCGCCTTCATCGACCGTCATCTCAAGAGCCTGAATGGCCGCTTGTTTGAGATCCTGAACGCGCTTCTTGAGCTCAATTTCCAGCTTGCCGAGATTCCGGCCGCCAGCCCAGGTGATCTTCGCCACGCTATCCCCCAGTGATAAGTACAGCGTCAAAGATGCGATCCCACATCAGGGAAGAGTCGATCGCTTCCCCCAGCCCAAAGCGCCAAGTGTTCGGGATGATCGCGTTGCCACTGTTGACAACTTCGATTAGCACGCCGCTGCGCAACTCTTCGGTCGGCATGTTGGCCGAGTCGTGCTTGACCTGAAAGCGGATCCCCAGAAGCCCGGTGGCCTGTCCGCCCACGTCAACTCGAGAAGGGCTACGAATCGGCTGAATGATGGCGCTATTTACGCCAGTATCCCAGATCATCTCCGCGGTCGCGGTTCCCCCTGTGTTCGCTACGGGGTCAAAATTGCCAGCAGTGCTGCGCTGGGGGTTGTAGAACCGCAGTTGCCCGGTCATCCACGCTTCCAGCGTCGGACGCATGGCCTCAGCGATGCCCGGAATGTCTATCGACGTAGCGCTCGGGCCGCGTGCCCAGACGCCCATTAGACGAACGGCAGCGTCGAGTCGATCGGCGCCCCTGCATATCGGAGGTCTCGGTAGAATGCTGGCTGCCCCATCGCGGTGCCGGTGTCTACCATGTTCATGTACTCGGCCGCGGCCTCAGTGGCGTCGCCGTTCAGCGACTTTTCTATGTCGTTGATAAGCTCGCGCAGTGCTCGGGTGATTGCTGCGCCATCGACCGACAGGTCAGCGCTTGACCACTTCTTGTACTGCATGGCCGGGGTCATTGCCACAAGGCGCAAGATGCGAAGCGCGGCACGCTCAGCAGAGCCGGTGAGTTCTAGGTGCGCCTCAATCTCAAGATCGCTGGCCCAGATGTAGCTCCACGTCGCCGGGTCGCCACCGGAAGCCGGGTTCTCGGTCGCGTCAGTGTCGCTGGTGAGCAAACGAACTTTACCGACGTCGGTAGTGAAGACTGCGGGGTAGATTCCCTCGTTTACTGGCATAGGTGCATCCTACATCCCCGATGCCAAGATCCCCGGCAAGTGGTAATGACTTGTGTGCATCCGGGGATCTCGTGCGGCGAAACGGAGCATGTTTGTGCAGCACTGCCCACAATAGCAGAACAGCCCCACCCGAAGGCGAGGCTGTTCTGTTTGGGCGATTGCTGCTAGGCGTTCGCTCCGGTGGTGTAACCGATCTGCGCTGCCCAGAGTGCGTCAGCACCGTGGACGTGGCGAACCTTGGTCACGATCGAATCGGAGTCGAAGTCTCCATCGACCAGCGAGTTGACCTCGCCGCCGCCGACCTGTCGAGCGTTCGAGTCCTTGATCCAAACGGAGGGGGTCTCGTAGCCTTCCAAGAAGTTCGACGTGAGCACCGGAAGGTTGGAACCTTCGGCAACCGGAACGAGGATGACGTGCTTGCCAGCGCCGGGGAAGAGTTTCTTCATCCATGCGCTACCAATAACCTCAACTTCTGCACCGAACTCAACGGTCTCTTCCCACGAGTAGCCAGTGGTGGCTCCGGGGTTGCGAACAACCCGGCGAGCACCAATGCCCTGACGCAGGAGCGGAGCGTTGCCGACAGTGGTCAGCGCAACGAACTTCGAGTACGACTCGGGAGCGGTTACGCCACCGGCCACATTGTCTCGTTCAAGGAGCTCACCAATTGCGGCAGCCATCGCCACCGGGTCGGTCAGGTCAGGGTTTCCGGTGAGGGAAAGACCCTGATTGAGTGCCGTTCCCGCTCCAGTGCGGAACCCGGCTGAGTTCACGAGGAGACCGAACACGTCGATCTCTTCCTGGTTGCCAGCGTGGTCTCCGAAAGACTGGAAAGCCTCACGAATCACGTCAACATTGGATCCTCGCATTGCGACGACGCTCTCCCAGTCAAGGCCGAAAGCTTCACCCATCTTGCGAGCCGAAATCTTCTTGTCAGAAGCTTGGAGCCCGATCTGCTGGTAAGGCTGACGCGGCAGCACGGTCGGAAGTCCACCGGCAACGAACGGGTTTCCGCCGTTGTTGTCCTGAATGTTCTTCTGATCTTCTACCGAGTAGACCCGAATTTCTTCGGGTACGTTGATCGCCGTAACGGTCTTGCGAGTGGTAAAGCGATCCGAAGTTCGCTCAACCTGTGAGTGGCGCGACTGCACAATGCTGCGCACGGCGGGGACGATCTGCGTCGGGAATTCACCCGATGCGATCGACTCTGCGAGTGCGAACTGTGCGGAACGACGCTCACGGCTGTTGGGCCGGGGGCCGTCCTTGACCACGGACTTGCCTTCTGCCGCCAAGAGGAGCTTGAGGGCTTCAACCTGCTTCTGTGTTGCCATCTTACCGCTCTCCTTACGAGCCGATGCCGGGTACGAGTTGCAGCCAAAGGTCATCGCCGGTAGCGAGCTTTGCCTGATCCAAGTAACCGATCTTCTTGTTTACGGGGGCGGAACCGACCGCCAGCGTTGCCGCATTCCCAGCTGTGATGTAGACAAGGGCTCCATTGGTGCCGGTGCCTGCAATTCCTTCGATACGAACCATGCAGGCCGTGTCGATGGAAGCGTGGTAGAAGCCGTCAGCGCCAAGGTAGGGAGAGTCGAGAATAATCCCGACCTTTTCGCCCACCTGNAACAACTTGCCGATTGCCCCGCTGATNGATCCGCCCGGAAGGCTCGCTTCGGAACCGGCAGCCACGGCAAGCGAGACTTCCTTTACCCAGAGCGATGCCCAGTTTGCGGAATCGTGAACGATGTTCTNTGCCACGATTATGCCTCCATGCCTACGAGTGAATTGAACTCTTCGTCAAGTGACGCTGAGCTTTTGGCCGACTCTGTACCGAGCTTGGCGCCCGTAGTGTCGTCGGTGGTGAAGCCGAAACCAAACGATCCCTCGCTGGCCTGGACAGCGGTAGCTGCCTCAACCCGGCGCTGAACCTCAGCTTCGATTGCAGCCTCGCGCGTGGTCTCAGCGGCAAGAGCACCCTCAAGTGCTTCACCCCGCTCAAGACGTGCGTAGACTTCGGCGCGACCAGCCTCGGTCAGCCCCGCCGCGATGACGGCCTCGCTCAAATCAGCGAGTGTGGGCTGTTCGGGGGCGGACTCGACCGGGCGGATTGCTTCGAGCACCGAAGAGCGAACGCTCTCAGTGATCTCGGCTGTAAGCGCTGCGCGCTCTTCCGGGGTCATATGATCCTCCTCATTACTCCGCAGCGGGGTTGCTGGGGAATTCTCTTGTGCCGGTTTGACGGTTCCTTTTGCAAAGGTGGCCGCCTCTCGGATTGTGAAATGCTCAAGCGCAACCTTGGCGCTCTCCACGGCTCGCGCAACAATGCGGCCGTCCGCGCCGGGCGCTTCAACGAAGTCAACCGAGTTGTAGGGTGATTCGCTCATGGAAAGAAAGCGCCCAACAATGACCGCGCCACGCTCGCTGCGCTTCGGAATCATCTCGGGCTTGCCGTCCTCGTCAAGAATGATTTCATCCTGGTCGTCGCGTGCCGCCTCGGTCTGAATTTCGCAGCCAGCCGAGATCGAAGTGCCGATCACATCAAAAAACTCTTCTGCGAACTCGCTGTACTGTGCTGCGATGCGTGCGTGCGCGTACATGCCGTCTTCGCCAGCCCAAGCAGCCTCGTTAGTCTTCGCCATGATGCGGCGAATGTCACCACCGGACTCACAGATTCCGTCGTGGTTGGCGCGCATCCGGGTTCCCTTGGGGAACGCCTCAGCGAAGTCTCGCTTGATTGCGTCAATGGGATAGTCGGCGCTTGAGCCCTCAATAACGGTCGCGCCGTCTTCCCAGCCCATGAGGCGAATGAGGTAGACGTCGCCTTTACCTTCGGGTAGCACAATGCTGTTCCCTCGGCGCTCAGTGATCTTCGTACTCATAACGCACATCTTACATACCCCAGAGGGCATATCACACGCAACGCCGTGAATTAGTTCGCTTCGTCGTCATCGTGGTCGTCGGTAGACGAAGAGCTTCCGTCGTCAGCACCCTGACCAGAACCTCCCGTTGCCCCAGCGGTTCCAGCCGTACTTAGGTCTGCCGCTCCTCGCTGAGACTTGGGCTTCCAGCCTGTAGGCACGCCACCNGGATCGTTGATNTTCATAACCCGAGCAACCTCGCGCTGCATGACCTCGGCCCCGAACACTTCCATGCCGTCAACCAGCGTCCAAGCCTGCATGAGGCGCGCAAGCGTATCTTCTTTCATGTCGTACCAAGTGGTCGAGAGCTTCTTCTCGAGTCCTTGGTATCGGAAGATGCGAACAAAGTCGTCCTGCCACTCCATGCGCCGAACGGCAGCCGTGGCTTTGGCGATCGGGTCTAGGGTCTGCGCCGCCGCGCTAGAACCCGTTGCTGCTGCCGGGTTCGACAGAAGCGCCAACAGTGACACCCCAAGACCCGCGGCGATTGCGCCGGCNAGCGCGTTNCCGGAGGAGAAGTCATAGCCACGGCCAGCGGTTGCCAATGGCGTGAGNGCGTTGCCTGAGCCNTCNAGGAAGGTCGAGCCGGACTGNCCGGGCTTGTTGATTGTCTGAGCGGCGTTGTCGCCAGCCTTGGCGTTGTTGACCGTGATCTTGTAGGCCAGCTTCGCCAACGATCGGCTCATAACGTAGCCGTTGACCAGAAACTCTTTGTAGAGCCGAGCCCAGGCCACAACGCACAGCGCATCAGGCACGCCCAGCGCCCAGCCAATCTGCCGATTGAAAGCAATGTCGATCATCGTGTAGCCGACCTCGGCGAGCTCAAGTGCGCCGCCGCGAACCTTGATCTGACGCTTGCGCTCATTGACCGGAACGGCATCGGTGTAATACCAGCGCACACGCTCCTGAGAGGTCTTGTCGGGGTTCTGCGGATCAGGGTTCCACGAGCGACGGTAGGCGAAAATCTCTTCCGAGTTGTTCGGGTTGTGCAGCGCCCCACTGATCTCTTGAACCTGAATCCGCTGCATACGCTTGGTCGAGTCTTGGCCCAAGAAGAAAAGGTTGCCATCCGAGAAGGCGGCGCGCTCAAGTTCGCCGTGCGCCCGGTTGCCGAAGATGTAGCGCTGCGCCCAAGGGGCTTCCATCGTGTTCTGGATGCTGGCCGGTAGCGGCTTTGAGTCTTGACGGCCGCTGCGGTTACGGCAAGAGAACTCCACGCCCCCCGCCCACACGCTTGCCGCGCGGATTCGGGCACCGTTGGCGATGAAAGGGTTGCCCACAATGAGCTCACGGATCTGCTTTGACGCTTCTTTGATCTGGCGTAGCGTCAGGCCGGTACCTTCTTCGTAGTCGAAGATGTTTGTCCAGCCCTGGGCATCGAGCATCATGTCTATCCCGGCCAAGGCTTCGTGCATGTTGCCAGCGCCACCCGCGCCCTCAATGTCGAAGTTCTCGTGCTTATCCATCATCTGAGAGAACATGCCCTCAATCTGGACAACCTGCTTGTCGAGGTACTGTTCTCTCGGGCTGGGGCCAATAACCCTGTCGATCAGGCGATTCTTTGGGGCATCAGCAACAGAAGTCATGCCGCGATTCTAGGCCATGAAGCATTTTTTGTTTACTTTTGGCCTGAATTTTCAATAATTGCCCTAAATTGGCATCCCCGCGTACAAGCTCTCTAGGTCTTCGTAAGGATCTTCCAGCACGGTCTCACCCTCTTTTCCGGCGAGCGGATCTTCGATCAGAGCTTGCGCGTTCAGCGAGAACGAGAACACCACCGTGTCCAGGTCGTCGGGGGAGGAGATGCCACGCTTGCGCATGTCTTTCTTGGATTCGATCTGCACCGCGCCCTTATTGTTCAGCCCGTACACGATCGACAACAGCTGCTCTTTTAGCAAGCGCCCCACATCGAGGCCGTTCTCATCCATCGCGTAGTAGTCAAGGTCAACCTCGCCATTTTTCATGCCTTCACGCAGCCGGTCATACCAGTAGGCTCGGGCGTTGGCCCAGCGCGAGACGTCAGGGCTCTTCTCTGAGGCTTTCGCCCCCACCAGTGTGTAGTAGCGGTCTGCGCGTGCCGCGAGGACGTGGTACGGGCCAGCACCCACGCCGAGCCTGTCCATGACAACTACGGTCGCATCGGTAGCGATGGCCTGCTCATGGATATGGTTGGCGCTCTCGCTGCCTTCGTTCCAAGTCTTGCGGTGGCGAATGTTGCCGCCAATGTTTATGTACGCCTTCGAGTCGTCAGGGCCGCCGTCTGCAAGGTCAGAGCCAAGGGTGCGCGGAGCGAGGTCGTCAACGTCAATCTCGGTCTCTTCTGCAAAGTTGATAACGCTCTGCGGGAAGAACGACCAGTCATCGCCATCCGGGAACTCGCCGAGCACTTTGGATAGGTAGCGCGCAGACTCTTCGCCCCACGAGTTCTTCTTCTGCTCCACCCAGGCGAAGTCGATCATGCCCGACTCAAGCATGGCCTTCTGCATCTCCGGGTTGTCCGGGTAAACGATCTCGCCGGTAAAAGTCGGCAGGTCATAGGCCGAAATGGTGTTGGTGGCCCAGTCTTTCGAGATTCGCTCGTCCTCAAAAATCTTCTGAAAGTAAGTGCCGATCGCATCCGGGTTACCAATGGTGGCGACCTTGTTGTCGGCAGCACCAGTGGTCACGGCCTCAGCGGCCACGAACAAGTCGCTGTGTACTGAACCGCCTTCGTCAATAAACACCCACGTCTTCGGCGCTTCGCCGTTCTCCTGCTCGCCCACGGCGCGCACTCCCTGGAAGAGCCAACAATGTCACTGTCGGACGGCTTCTGGCCGAGCACCAGCGTCTTCGCGCGCGTGCGGCTATCTGTCTGGTAAGTCCACATCGAGGTTGTCAGGCGGCCGATAGGCGCGTGCTTGCGTGCCTTCATCCGGCTGTAGTTGGATGCCAGATAGCAAAGGTGGTTTCTTCGATCTGGCGCATGGTCGGCGCGGAACAGATCACCAGAAGCTCACCAGGCTCGTGAACCGAGATGCCCCAGGTTATGAGCTCGCCGATCTGGCGCGACTTGCCGGCACCGTTGGATGATTTTGTGGCAGTGCGCCGATTGGTCAGGAAGTCATGGCCGATCTCGCGTTGCTTGGCGTGCCACCGGAAGCCGAGCACATCCCACAGCCACGCCTCGGGGTCTGTGCGGTAGATAGCCTTCTGGCTCTTCTGGCGCCACTCCGCCAGCACGTCACTCTCGAGTCCGCCCAGCCAGTGCAGCCCGGAGCTTACCTCGCTCACGAGTTGTCCGTCCGGCTCTCGATCGACTGGAATCCGAGCGCCATCGCCTCTTCCATGAGTTCCATTGACAGCCTCGTGGGAACGTCAAAGCCTTCTTCGGAGAGCCGAGTCATAAGATGTTTGAACATCAGCCCGATTGCGTCATTCATAATCTTGGCGTGGGCCTGTCGAATCACAATGGTCTCGCCGTCCACGTCGCTGCGCATGGATTCGATCAGCGA